TTCATTAGGCGAATATACCACTAAAAAAAATAATGTAAAAATATATTTGATTTCGTTTGCGTATTCAAATAAATGGTGTATATTTGTACTCAGATAACAACAACAAAATATAAAGATTATGGCGACTATAATAAACGGTAAAGAATTTGAAGTTAAGCAAGTAGGTAATAGATTTTTTTATTGGTCGGTAAAAGCAGGGGGCAGATGGCTACCTGTTAAAAAATCAGAAGTAATATGGATATAGAACAAACAGCTAAATTTCAGGTGTCTTTATTTTATGGAGATAAACAAAAGTGTATTGATAGCTTAAAAAAAACAATTACAAAGTATCAAAACTCTATCAACGCAAAAAGTCAAAAAATAATTGAACGTATTGAAAAGTATAATTCAATTGTTAATTATTTAGAAATAAACTAACCACGGGCGGTTAACGCCGCCCTTCAAAAATAATTAGTATGTATGACTAAACACACACACGGAGGCAAAAGACCAGGCGCGGGTAACACAAACAAGTACGGCGAAGAAAGCAGGACTTTAGCTATTCGCGTGCCGGTGTCGCAGTATGCCCACATTCACAAATTGTTTAAACGATATTTAAAAAGATATGAGAGAAATTAAATTTAGAGGCAAAAACACCATAAACGGTAATTTTGTGGAAGGGCATTTTTACGTTGACAAAAGAGGGCATTATTTCATACATACCGGTGCCGATTTATGCCCTGTGCATCCTTGGTCTATAGGTCAATACACAGGCTTAAAAGACAAGAACGGCGTTGAGATATACGAGGGGGATATAATCGCAATTAGCGGCAATGATAACCACAAGAAAGTTGAATTTAAGAATGGATGTTTTTACACTACTTCTGTAAATAATAATTCAATGTATAGGCTTGGTGGATGGGAGTTAGACAGTATTACTGTTTTAGGCAACATCCACCAAAACCCAGAACTACTATGATGCTACTATTCGACCCTAAAACGCATACTTATGAGTTCCGAACGCTAAATTCTAACTCTATATTCTGCGACTTTCAAAGTGCCGTTACAGGAATGGCAAAGATTTACAAAACTAATATATTAACTTTTTTGAATTAAAATGAAACACAAACACATTGAAGGAACAGGCAAGCCGCTAAAGGTTGTTGCGCCAGTATCAGGCTGGGATATTACTGAAGGAAAAGAATACACTGTAACAGATGCTGATAATGGAATTGGCCCTGCAGGATGGGGGTTTTATTTTAATGATGATGATAATTTTCCAAGATATTCTATTGAGTTTGGAGCTATTAGCATTAACGGAGGCAACTGGATAGTAACCGAGCGTGAGGCTACAGCGAATACTGACTAAGCCACATACCCAATTCCTCAGCACTTACAGCCGCGTTACCCCCGTTAATACGCACGCGGTTATACTGCACACGGCTAAATAAGCGTTTACCGGTCGCGTCATAAAATTCAAACCATCCATTACCCTTGTCAGCGAAACTAAACGCAGACGGGGTGATGTTATTATTGAATGTTACTATGCCGCCAATAGCGATAATATCCACTAAGAACTGCCTGTACATTTCCTGTCCTTTTAGCACTATCTGCCCTTCAAGCGTTTCTTTCTTTGTAACAGTCCAATTAGCCTCGTTCAGGAATAAATCTACAGGCCAACCGTCAGGGTCATAGGCGCGCACATAGCCGCGCTCATACCTTAGCTTATTTTGCATATCGAAGAACTCAGTTAATTCTGCCAACACAGTCATTGTACGAGTGAATGGTGTTAAAATCGGGGTAGATGGTGTAAAGTCCGAATCTTCACGAATTCCGTTAATAGTCGCTGCACGATTGTTTTTGTATATGGTGTTCTTCATTGTTTTGTCATCAGCAAAGAAAGTATCTGTCCCTAATGACTGTTTGTAGAAACGCTCCATAATTTGACGTGTAGTCCAAGGCAAGTTAACGGCGCGTGTAGGGTCGTCTATGCCGGATATTGAAGTGAAGCCCTCATTAGTTCGGTTCATTACCTGAACGCTGCTATTTACAAAGTATTCGTAAGTGGTGTTAAGGCTTGATATAGCCACAGGATCCAAGCCGCCAACCTTAAGCAAAACGATATCTAACCCATCGATATTAAATACGGTGTACTGCCCAATGTTTTGCCCGTTGAGAATGTTAAAGTTATCCGTAATGCTAATGCCTAAGTCGCTCCAGCTAAATGTTTCGCCCTCATCAGTAGCAATCGTTAACGTTAGCTTATTGTCTACATCGGCATCTACTTTATGCCTTAGCTGGCTTGTTTCGGTAAACTTAGTAGAGCCAATCTTAGGCACGCAATCAATAATTACCACCTTGTCATCATCCTGGCTAACTTCATCGCTTGTAAGCTCAAAAATTGCCTGTTGGTAGTTCCTGATTGAAACAGCATCGCGCACCCACCCTATACTAACCTCGCGGGTATCTTCTACGTTGTTGTTGTTAATACTAAATTCGGCTTCACCGCTTGTAATCTGGCCTGTGTTATCCGTGGTTATCTCTTTTTGTGAGGCATATTCCTTAAAGTTTATCCTAAATAAGTTAGGCGTATCTTCAATTATGGCATCCTCGTAATCTTCATTTTGTGTTTGCTTAAAGTCGGCGCATTGAAAGTCCCTGTAAAAGTCCTGATATGTGCCCACAAATATTTTACTATCGGGCTGTATTATATAATCGCCGTTTACCTCTGGGCGTATATTATCGTCGTATATGCTCTTATTTGTGATGTTGAAAGTAGTGTACTTTTTACGCATCAATGACGGAGTGGTAATAAACTGGTTGTAGAACTCGCCTCCAAACTCCCACCTTGGGCAGTCTAAAGGCAACCCGCTGGCCGCCATGGAAGCGTACTTCATGGCATCGCCTAAGCGTATCATTGGTATAACGGTGCTGTAACCTGTATCAGCTGCCTTTATATCTAACTTAGCCTCGTAGAAGGTGTTTTTAGATAATGCAATATCACTGCCTGCACCGTGTAGCCAAACCATGTACAATACCTGTCCCCTGCGCATATTAGGCAAGGTAATCGCAAATGTGCCGTCATACTCATAACTTTGGTTTGATGATGTAAGCGCGCCTGTGTTGTAGAATGTAATCCCGTTTTGAATAAGCGTTCGGAACTCGTTAAACGTTTCGTCGCCCTCACCCACAGCAAAGCGGCCTATTACCTGCATAGCTACTGGCGGCGGGTTGGTATTAGTCCATTCTGTTTTCATGTGCAGCCTAAACGAAGCCTGTATATTGTTTAGGTTGTTGGCGGCTCGTAGTATTTTGAAGTTTTGCGGCGGCATAGTGTAATCGGCGGGGTCGTTGCTGCCATTCACATACGCATCAGGTCTAAGCCATGTAAGGCTGTCTTTTATATCGTAATCTACTTGTACCTGTAGCGGATTGAAGTAACCATTTAGGATGGTATTACCATTGGGGTACATTATGTAGTTGCTCGCCGTTAGCTTCCAACTGCTTTTTAACGTAACAGGCGGCGATTTAAGCAACACATTGGTAACTGGGCATTGCACTGGGTCGGCTAATAAATCTACAGCCGTATCAAATCGCCTTTTAAATGCTGCCTGCTCGGTATCTTGTATTACGGTAAAGCTTGCCTCATTAACGCGATCCGTTTTAAACGTCTTGCCATCGATATTTCCTACAGTTGTAAGACCTCCTGTGCCAAAGTCGATACTGTGCTTTACATTCATTTCGTAGCCTTTCCTTAGCCAGCAAGTTAGCAGCTTATCAAAGCCGTACTCATCGCTGTTAGGGATGGTAAAATTAGCTTCGCCGTTACCAGCAAAGGTGGTATCAATACCTTTGCGCCCTGTATCGCGCTTTAGTGAAAATCCTACTGCATCACTGCCCCAAGGTTCGCTTACCTCAATCGGGTTAGGCTCACCCAAAGTGATAAAATGAAAATAATTCTTTACCATGTTGTAAAAGTAAATAAAAAATGTGTAAGTTTGTACCGTTGCCGCATCACTTTAGGCACTTAAAGAAATTATACAGCCCGTATAGGATTTATGCAGTGATGCGCATAATGATTATACGGGTTTTATGTTTTAAAATACAACACTAATACAACACGTTAAAATCACTAAAATGAAAAAACCATATTACAATCAGGAAGACAGGCAGTCTGTGATTATAGGATCTGCTTACGGTGCTATAATAAAATTTAGATTAAACTGCCTTATTTTCGGCAGAGCAATATCAAATAGTAAAACAGCCAAAATAGCTATAGGTATTTGGCTTATTGGCTACGTTCTACTTTGTGTTAGCTGCACCAACTGCCAACAAGAAGCTGACGACCTTTACCAGCAATACCTAAACAGTGTGCAAAACGCTAATGGAAACACAGCAGCTATCAAAGAGATAAAAGCTCAATATGAACACGAAAAAAGTAAATTAGGATGTTAATAAGCGGTAAGCCGAAAACGCTATCAAAGAGTAGGCAATCAAATATTTTAAAATGAAAAAGTTTTTATTTTTTGCCTTAATTGCGCTAACCTTTTTTACTGCCTGTGAGCAAACCGATGATGAGCCTATTGTAAATAATGCTGCTGAAAGGGAGGGCGAAACTTTCAGCGACACAATTACTGTAAAGTTAACTTCTCCCTCCGGCGTTGTAACGTATGATAATCTCATATTAAAACGTTGCCCGGATACTGACCAAGGCGTACCAGGACCTGACGGTACTACATGGGAAATGTGGCATATAGGTAGGGATAATAAGGGTAATTACTATAAGTATACAGAAATTAAATATTTATGGCCAGGTGGTGGAAATTATTTCTGTTGCCCCACATTAACTAATCTAACAGGATGCCCATAACCATGAAATAGCCAAACACACACCAGCGGATTAAAAAAATAGTTGGAAATATTAGGCAGGGATGCCAACCGCAAATTAGCCCTAAGTGAATAATAGTAACTTAGGGCTATATTTTTCTACCCACACTACTAATCCTGTTATTGTGATTAATAGTTCGAGTGCTTGCGTTACCTGCCCACGTTGTTATGCCCTTCTTATCGAAGTTAGCCCCGAATGCAGCAGGCACGTTTCGACCCACAGCCGCGCCTAACCTATCATAGTCGATGTTCATCCCACCGCCACCGATAGATGCAGGTATCTCACGTCTAAAGGCGTTTGCATCAGGGAATACCTGTGTACCACGTTCTAAATTCATCAATGTAGGTACGCTTGGCGATACACTCCAACCGCTATTAGGCTGGTTTATAATCTCAGAACGTCCGCCATCACCTACCCAAGCAAGCCCTCCTGGGTGGTTAGCTGTACCAAATTCGTAAGCTGGTATTTGTCGACCGGCAATACTCGCAACCTGTGCAGCACCTAATGCTGCGATAATAATTGATAGCGGTATATTAGCCGTAGCAAGGGCAGAGGTAACACCCTGAGCCGTGTTTATTATAGCTTTAAATATTGCGTTTTCCTTTTCTGCCTTAGCCTCTTTTATCCTTATCTCGCGTCTCCTTTCATCATACTGTTTCTGCAATTCTGCCTTAGCCTCTTCCCCTTTAGCGTTAAACTCCTGGTCAAGCTCATACTGTTTTTCTAAGGCGGCATACTGAGCATCGAATTTAGCTTGCTGGTTTTGAGAAGCGAAATCAAAAGCTTCTGAAGCGATAGTGGTTACTGTATTGAATACAACCGCGAATTTCTCTCCAAATGTTTCTGCTTGGTCAAAAAGCTTTTCAAAGCTACTGCCAACTTTCTCAATCCCATCAGCAGTTGTATAACTAACTTCATCAAATAAGCTAATTATCGATTTAAAACCTGTATCATCGAAATTTTTACCGGTAAACCCTTTTAAGTATTCTGCTGTAGATTCCTTTATTTCCCTTTTTATATTCGCTAATGCTTCAAGCCTTTTATTGTCTACTGCTAATAACTGATTTTGTAGATTAAGTTCTTCTTTTTTTAGTTCCGCTATAGCTGAGTTATTTATACCTCCCTCATTCTCTATCTCAAGACGAGACTTATTGGCCTGTACCCTGTCTAAATCAATTTGTAATAATCCTTTTTCACGCTCAGCCTCTTGATCTTGTAGCTTTTTTAATTGGTTGTCAAGTTCGACGAAACCTTTAAGACTATCTGTGCCTATCATTTTTGAGTAGTAAGAACCTTTGCTTATCGAATCTGTTACAGAACCTTCGTTGATAGTATTTCTGCTTTGCTGGTCTTGAATACCATCTAAAACACCCTGTAACTTCTTCGCGCTTTCAATACGTAATTTGTAATTATCATTTTCGTATTGCTCATTAATACGTTTCTTCTTAATGGTATGCTGATATTCTAACCCTGCAAGCTGCTGAAGTGTAGCGGTTCCATCGGCTATTGATTTTTTATACTGTGCTGTTTGGTTTGAATATTCCAAATCAGCTACCCTAATAGCCTCCTTTAACTCCAAGTCCAGCAATACTTGTTTTTGGAAATAGTAATTATTAGAAGCCTCTAAACGCTTGTCATAATTTTTTTCCTCGTCATTCATTATACGGGATTCTTCTTCTATCCAGTTCTCCGTAGCCTGCTTTTGAAGTTGGTAAACTTCTTTTAGGTAATCAACGCTTTCCTTCATTGATTTTTGACGGGCTTTCTTAGCCGCCTTATCCCCTAAAATAGCGATCTTTTCCTCTTCGAGTTCAGCAATACGTGTCTGTATTGGCTGCGCCTCGCTGCGTTTTGTGGTTAGCTTTAATCTTTTTTCTTCAGCCGCTATTTCAGCCTCAATTGCCTCTACTGTGCGTTTACTGTTTTCTTCAACTCTGACTGTATTGTCATCTAAATAATCTTTTGATGCCGACAAAACACCTTGATAGCGTTTAGTTAGTAAATATAATTGCTCTATTCTTTTTTCAGCATCCAGTACCAGTTTTTTATTGGCATCACTTGAATTAGTAAATGATTTTTCCTCACCTGTAGCGTAAAACTCACCTGTGCTATTTCTTTTATTTAGAACAGGTTCTAATGCTGCTCTTTCTTTACGTAACTTGGCAAGCATTTTTATAGACTGGTTGTAATCATCCTCAGCACTTACCAAAGCCTGTTTTCTGTTTTTTTCTGTTATCTCTGCGTTTTCGGCTTCTGTTTTCCTAAAATCAGTACTTGCTTTAGCATACTCTTTTAGCATTTCTATTTGCTTGGTGTACGCATCATTCTCATTACCTTTCTCCAGCTCATCCTGCCTTTGTTTCTCAGACTTAAACAATTCATCTAAGCCTTGTAGTGCTTTTGTTGTAAAGCTTATAAACTTTCCGAAAAAAGACGAAACAGCACCGTCGCCCTCATTTAAGGTGCGTATAAAATTAGTCCATGCGTTGCTTAGCCTCGTAGTTTCAGCGGTAAGGCTTTCAACACGGTTAAGGTTCTCAACACCATAAGCTTTTTCTAACTCCTTTGCGAATGCCGGTAACACTTCCGCAGCTAATACTTTACCGTCTTTAAGCAGCTTACCTAATTGCTGCTCTGTCACCCCCATAGATTTTGCAAGTATACCAAAAGCACCAGGTAGCCTTTCCGCTAACTGTCCGCGTATCTCCTCAGCTTGTACGGTGCCTTTTGAAATCATCTGTTGCAAAGCTAAGAATGCCCCTTGTTGTTGCTCGACACTAAGCCCCATTGCACCGGATGCCTTGGAAACACTTGCGAATATATCCTGTATCTGCTCAGCTGTAATAGCCCCCGCCTCAATTGCGTTTTGTGAAGCCGCTAAAAAGCCAGTGTATGACTTTGTAAGTCCATTTATCTCAATGCCGTAATCATCAGAAACTTGTTGCAAAAAAGCCTGTGTTTGGGCAAACTCATTTGAATTGCCTATAACTTGGCTTAACGCTAAATCTAATGATTGGATTTCTCGTGTAGTATTGAATATATCCTTAGTTATCGCAGCGAACGCAGTTACCCCACCTACTACACCAAAAGCACCGAGTAGGCTTGTTAAGCCGCTAACTGCCTGCATAGGGTAATTACCCACGTTCCTGTTAAATCTACCTACTGCCCTATCAGCAGCTAATACACGTTGGTTTAGTGTTGCGAATTCCCTTTCGGCGTTTCTGAGCTCCCTATTGTACTGTCTTTGCGTTTGTTCTGCCGTACGTCCACGCGCTATAATATCCTGTACGCGCCTTGCCGAAATGTTTTGCTGAGCACTTAGGCGTTCATAGGAGTTAGCAAATGTGGAGTTAGCCATAGCCGCCCTATTTGCATTAGCCGCGAGTAGTCTTTGATTTACTATTTCCTCAGCACTACGCTGGTTGTTAGTAGCCCTCGCCTGTGATTGTCGCTCTATAGAGGCTGTATTTTGCGTGTTAGCTACCTGTGTTTGGCGAGTGGCAGTCGCTATAGTATTAAGTAATCGTATTTGTTGGCGCAAAAGGTCATTTGCTTGCTGCTGGGCGCGATTATTAGCCGCTGTGTTAGCAGATGATGAAGATGGGCTATTACCGCCCGAATTAAGCTGCCCTTGCGCCACAACCGCCTTATTAATCTCTTTAACCAGGTCTTTAGTGCTTTTTATACCTTTTGCTAAGTCTGATAATGCGGAGGGGCTTAATATATCTATAAACTCCTTAGTGTTTGCTGCCATAGCTTACTTTTTATATTGTTTAGACCTTTCAATAGCCTGTTTGCTGTACTCAATAAATTTACTTAGGGTAACATCATCATTTATACTAACCTGTAATGCTATTTCTATAGCCACGCAATCAGATTCAAATGTGCTCTTAACCTTTTTAACACGCTTTTTACGGGTGCTTACTTCTTGGTTAAGCCTGTTTTTTAGCGCACCTATCACACTTTTCTTAACTCTAAGCACCTCGGCGAGTATGGGATTATCTTTATTAAACCTTATTACAGCGTGAGGGGGCTTCCACTCGTTTAATTTGTCTATAATAGATATACGCTCATCCTTAGTCAATTCAACGTAAACTATCGCGTGTAATGCCGTTTCAATCGTGGCTATATCCGATTGTATCATGCTTATTATTTCCTCCTTCTTAAAAGCCTCTATAAACGCGGTGTTATTATCCAGCTCGCAGTACTCGTCAAGGATGCTGTAATATGCGGCTTGTAATTCCTCCTGTGTGCCAGTACCCAATACGGACAAATCACCTGCGCTTAGGTTATTGAAGAATAGCCGCGCGGGTATATCGCACGTTGAGTAAATTATGCGTGATTTAGGGATAATATCGCGTTTTTTAAATATTGATAGGAGTTTAAGCATGGTTACAACAATGTTTTAATATATTTCACCAAGTCCGGCGCATATATATCACGCTGTATGGTGTTGAATGTTTTTTGGTTAAGGCTTTGTATATCCTTTCCATATCTGTCGGTTAGCGTATTCCATAAATCGTTACCGCTATCGAACTTATAACCCAGTGCACCGCTACGAATAGGAAACAGGCTATTAACAGTAGCCCCCGTGCGAATAAGGTCAATATAGCCGTATCCTGCAAGGGGGTTCTGATTATTTTTAATAAAGGCATACGAATCATTACTGTACTTGCCTATCTTTTTGTAAGATGGACGGTAGCCAAATTCAAATTCGTTAATCTTTGCTTTCCGTAGATCCCGATTTGCGTCCCTCTCCACCAGTTCCGTTACTTTTTGATGTAGTACGGTCTGGTTTATTTTCGACGCTCTTCGTATCCACTCCGCTGCTGATATACTCATATCCTAACAATTTAGCTGCCCTAACAGGATTTTTAGGGCTTAACCGTTCGCTAAGATACGAAATTTGTTCTTGTTCAGGCAATGCTTTAAAAGCCTTATGCCCGTCCTTGCTAAAACTTACGTTATCGTATTTCATTATGCAGCTACAATTACGGTTGCACTTTGCCCTTTGTAAAGCTGGTTGTCTCCTACAAGCGCCGTAGCAACGTTCGCGTCTGTATCGTAAAGTTCAACGCGTATATTAGCACCCTGCACTAACGGGACAGTCATTGTAAGTACGTAAGTGCCTTCGATAGCGCCCTCCTCAACACTCGTAATAGCCAATACAGCGTTAGTAGTCAGGTTTACAACCCTAAAGTTCTCAACCCCCAATGCCTCAATACCATAGTTAGTGTTGTTAAGCGATTTTACAGTAACCTGTATAGGGTCGCCTGCAGTAGCTACAACTGTTAGTGTAGTGTTTTGGATAGCTTGTACCTGAGAACTGAAGTCGAAGCCAAGCATATCTGGTGTAAGCACAGCCAGGCGTTTGTTGAATTGTTCCTCATCAGATAGCTGGAAGTCTACAAGGGTAGCCATACGTGTATCGCCTGCAGGCAGCCTAAGTGTTTGTGTATTAAACATACTCATACTAAGACCTGTAAACAAAGCGCCATCAGGTGAGTAAGCACCAACAAGGTAGCCACCAAATACAAGTATTACATTTCGCTGGTTAAAGCTGTTTTTACTATATGCTGCCCTGTGAAAACCTAATCCGCTTTCAAACCTAAGTTGATAGGTAGGCTTAGCGTTCCTTACTACCGACGTAATTCCGCCTGTGTACTCCTGTGTGGTAGCATCACCTGTATTGTCGGTAAACTCAATCGCACCTATAATCGGGTCGAATGTAGTTGCCTGTACAAGACCGATCACGTTTGCCAGTGTCAAGGCTACATTGTTAGCCGTAACAGGTAGCGACCATCCTTTTGGCACGATAATAACACCGTCCATTTCGTTGTTCAGGAACACCTCGCATGTACCTATGCCGGTGCCTAAAAACTCTTTATTGCAGTTTACTGCGTTTATTAAAGCCATATGTTTATATTGTTTAAAGCATTTACGTTAATGCAATCATTAGTAATTTTAAGTGTTACGTTTACTACTAAGGCATCCACAATATCAATGAATTTATTTTTGTCTTTTGTAGTTTCGTTTTCAGAGTAATTAGGGAAATTGGTAACGGTATAGTCTTTATCTGATACGGTAATGTTAGATTTGGTAAAAAGGATCTTCATATTTTCATACAAAGGCCTTAACACCTCTCTATAGCTTGTCGCCCACCTGCTACCGTTAAACATCTGCTCTCTGTTCCTCACAGCAAGCACGAATGTTAAGTTAGCCTCAATAACACGCGCATTCTTGCTGTTTTCAGTCCATTCGTTAGACGTTTGGTAGATAAGCGGGTATATACCGCCATCAGATGCTTTTATTAGCGCATTTATCTCTTTATCGTCCCCGAAGTAGTACTTAGGCTTGAAGCCTTTTATCTCAGGTAAATAAGAGAATAGCTGCTCTAACCGTTCCTCAACTACTATCATAAGCCATTAGGATTTACAAATGATTGGTATTGAAACTTAGAGGTATCGTATATATCATTCCTTTTTTGTAGGTATGAATATAAATCTACCTCGTTACCATTACCACCACCTAACCACATCATACCCGTACCATTCCAATTGCTAAAAAAAGCCGGGCTATTTATGCCGTTGTGTATCGAATTGTACATCTTTACAAATGTATTCCAAGCCTTAGCTTGTTTATCGAATGGCACCGCCGCAACTGAATTAGCAGCATCAGGTACTTGTACTCCTGTAGTTGTGTAAACCTTCCAGTCATCACCCAAGTAATAGAAGAACACATAATAAGCTATAAGGCTTACTTTTGTAGCTCCAACCGTATACCGTAATCCTCTCCATTCCTCAAAACCGTCCACTAAGTCAACCCATTTCTCAATCGCATCCTCTTTCCAAGAGCCATCAGTATTGAATTGACTTAGTAATTCGGTAGTTTGCTCATATCCTAAGCAGTTTAACAAAAATGTATACTCCTTTTCATCTATGAAGCTTTGAAGCTCAACAAGGCTATTGGGTGTGTTTACACCTATGCTTGGCTGCGCTACTGCTCCGGGTATAAATACCGGCTTATAAATGAAGTATGAAGTATCTATAATCATTATTCTGCTTTAACTGTAGTTACTGTTGCCTCAACTTCCCTAACGTCAAGCTTAGCATCCTTTACGGCGGTAGCTTTTTTGTTCGCTATTAGCCTATCGGCCTGAAGCACGTGTAAAACGTGTTCTGTTTTAGTAGGGTCTGAATTAAGAGTAACCACCTTGTAGTCCTCTTTTTTATCAAATGTCGCCTTTGCGATCTCTTTGCTCTCTTTTGTTTTTATCTCAAACTGTGGCATATCTTGCTTATTATGGGGTTACTACTTCAAGGTCTGCTTTTACAGCCGCAAGGTTTAGCAGCATCCAAGCCGGTTTTTCGTTGTTGGAAATACGCAGCAAGCTGAATATCTCACCGATTGCGGTCTTTTTATTCTCAATGAATTGAGTACCGTAAGTACCAACCCTGAAAATAAATTCTGAGTGCCATTCCTGGTAAACACCGCTTTCACCTACAAGGGCTGTACCCTGTGCGATTTTGTAAGATGCAAATACACGCATGCCGTTGATGGTGTAAGATCCGTTCGTGTTTACAATGTATGGCTTAATCTGCGGCCTACCTTCTGCATCCTGTGTAAACATGGTAGCGAATATATCGCTTGGGTTCATTATAACAACGTTAGGAGTAAAGTACATACCCTGTATTACAGATTGTCCGGCCACTACAGCAAGCGCGTTGTCAGGAACGATAAACGTACCATCAAGCACAGATGATGTGTAAGCAACGGCATTTGTCTGTATTGTCGCGATAATACCATCCTGCCATGCACGGATAACTTTATCTTCAAACAGCCTTACGATCTCACCAAACAGCATTTCAAAGTCGATTTCAAACTCCTCAGTCCACTCTATACGACCGGCATACTTTTTACGTAAGGTCGTGTTACGGATAAACGTATCTGATGTAAGTGGTTTTGTACCACCCTCAGCGACTACCGCTACAGCACCCTCAGCTGTTGCCTGTTCTGTACGTATAACCTGTTGCGGAACTTTAGCTACCTGCCTGTTAGGGATAACATCAAGTATAAAGTTCTCCGGGTAACGAATACGCGCAATATCATCTTCAACAAGGAAATTCTCAACAAGAGGAAGGCTTACACCTGATCCGTTTGTCATTGCCGATGTTGTTGTGAAAATTGCAGCCGCTTTAAAACTAAATTCAGGCAGGTCTGTACCGTTTTTGATAGCCTTAACGATTGCCTCGTGGTTATCTTTAACGTACTTTTTAAGCTGGTATTTCTCTTTGTCGCCCAAAACTTTCGTGTTCATCTTCTCCATTTTTTCAAGGGAGGCGGCGATTTCACTTAGTTTAGTAGCCATTGGGATAACAGTCCCGTCCTTGTCTTTTTCCAGCGCGCCTACTGCCTCAGCAATTGCTGCTTTCATGGCTTCGCTATAGCTTTCCTCTGTGCTTGCCTGACGTGCCTTAAGAGCTACATCAACAGCATTCAGAAAAGCTTTTTGTTCCTCACTCACATCCGCACCTGCTTGTTTCAGAGCGTCTATAAGGCTAATGTTTTTGTTGTTCATTTCAAATAGATTAAATGAATGTTACTTTCTTTTTGTTCTCGGTTTGAGTGCTTATAGGCGGCTCGTTCTTCTGAGTGCTTTGTTGCGGCTCATAATTTTTTACATATAGTGTAGGGGTGATTGAGTTGCTGCCGAATACAACAGCGCTGCCCTCCCTTTTTTTAGCTTCTCTTACAACCCAAATGTAACCATATTCATCTGCGGCCTCGGGGTTAATTGCCTTAGACTTCATTTCGTTAAAGAAATCCATTTCCTTTTGGCTGTCCTCATCATAGTAGGCAACGTCTATATCAACATACATCATCCCTACAGAGTGTTCTTTTACATTACCATCTGCATACTGCTCAAACATATACTTCTGTTTAGACTTGTCAATCCTGAACAGATTTATATTTGCTTGCATTGGCATATCAACACTCATGCCTAAATCTTTAAAGTTCATCGCCTCATTATAAGACTTTGCTTTATTTGATATTACGCTTTCAAACTTTGCCTCGTGCTGTTTTAAGTGAACACTAAAAGGGTTATCCTTTACCGTCTTATCCCATATCCCAGGTAAATGCAAATCGTGGTGGCTATCAATAACGTTAGTTGTATTAATAACGGCCTTTACCTCGATTATATCGCTGGTTATGGACTCAATAACCGGTTGAAAATCTTTAATAAACAATTCCGACTTAAGAACCGGTTCGCTCTTAGTCTTATATTCAGCTTTCTTAACTGCCATCATTTGCGACAGGTTAGACTTGATATAACGGGTCATATCCATTTTATCAGTAAAGCTTTTATCGGGGAATTGTTTTATTGTATAAATCATTTCTGCACCAGTTTGTTGCCTTTTAGGGCGTTTATCTTTTGTTTTACTTCAGGCTTTACGTGTTCTGGAGCTTTTTTATATTGCTCCTCAAGCCTTTTTATAGTATTCGCAGTCGCTACATTACCCATTGTACTTATCTTTTAAGCTGGCATAAGCTGCTTTAACATCTTGGCCAGCTTCTGTTAATGCCTGCAAGTTAGTAATTAAAACGTTATCTGCATCAAGACCTGTCTTTTTATCCTCCTGTAGCACCTCTACCTTGCTAAAATCAGGGAAGAAAGCGACACCATCAGGTAAGTAAAAAGCCTTGGTTAAGTCCTTTGCCTTATCCTCACATAGTGATTTTATCACATTCTGCCATAGCCCTTTCTCAGCGTCCTGTTGGTTTGTAAAGGTCGTGCCTTCGGATATTGGTAGCAGGTATTTGTTAACGCCCATCATGCCGCCTATGGTAATCATATCGGCCTCTGTTTCTTTGAATGGCTCTAACTCAGATATTGTTCCCAGTGTCTTTATAAACTTCATTGGTATAGAGCTTATCCCTATAAAGTTCTTATTTCCGGTAATCCCGTTACGGTCGTTAAGGTCTTTCAACATATCCTCACGAGTGGCAGGGTCTACTACATCCTGCATTGCTCCTAAGTTTGTACCCGCATCACGGCTAAGAATACCTCCATTACCGTTTTTAGCGTACACATTGTAACGCGCCTGGTAAACAGCAAGAAGGTTATTTATATTCCTTGATACTTTTAGCAATGGGGACTTAGCGCAGAAGTTCTCGTCTAAACCTGTTATAGTTCGATGAGTTATATATCTTGGATCTATCTTGTGATTTATTAAAAAGAAAGTAGCATAGTATTCTATCAACTCATTTTTATCTTTAATCAAAAACGGGTTTGGTACTTCCTTTTTTAGCTTAGGCTTAGTTACATTAGGCATTAGTACCCAAATGTTAGCGATGTTGTCAATGGTAGGGTTCTTAAAACTATCAGGCGTCTTAGTATAAATAAAGCTTTCCCCTGCTGCATAGTCTGAAACTACTGATTTATAAACCAAATCATTAAGCCTGTCTATTGGGTTTGGTTGTGATATAAGGCGTTTTAGGTTAGGGCTTGGCTTATATTCCTCCTGTGTTTCAATATACCTAAGCACATATTCAACAGATGAAACCCTATCAGCTATAACATCGATAGGTATAAATACCTCGGCTAAGCTTGTCCCTAAAGTGTAGGCGTTGGTATCATTTAATTTCTCCAGTTTATCTGTACCTAACAGGTCAGAATACTGCCTAAAGTATTGCATCCATGCACCGGTGTTATCCTGCTCTGCATATCCTTGTACCTTAGTCTTTTTAAAGTTATACCATGCCATATACCGCAAATATACAAATTTTATCCATATAGCAACTTTTTGTACTTTATTTTCAAAATATAAGCCATACTGCAAAGTGCATCTATAGCATCCTTTTTGTTTTTATTCTCCCCCTCACGTTCATATCCTGATACATGACGTATAAATTCGGCATACTCAGGGTTAGACTTATACGACTTATCAAATACAAAGTATTTCTTTACAAATTCATAATGGCTAAGTATCCTAACTTCTTTGTTTATGGTACTGGTAAATGGCTTTATCTTAGCGTGGTTAGACAAATCCCGTTTAAGAAGGTAGTAAGCCCCTGATCCAACGCCGTTAACTTCGAGGTATATTTCCTCCATAAACAGCTCCCGAGACTTCTCAGCCGATCTTTCATTAACTACCTCAATACCATCTTTGCTATGTATGACGTCTTTTATATAAATTGATAGCTGATTGTCTATTATAACCACATGGGCAAATGGTATACAGAAATGGTCGCCACCCTTATCGGCCGGGTCTCCTACAGCAAATTTAAAAACGACATCCCTTTCATCAATAAGGCTCATATCTCCAAACCTTATTTGAGACAATGGCAGCAGCACCCCTTCAGGCTCAGTTATCCACCCACCTAATACAATGTTTTCGTATTCGGTAGGGTTATCTTCTTTTAGGCGCTCATAATCCCTTCGTATGTTCTGGGCTATATATTTAGGGTTAACGTCAAGATAGCTGGTATGTATGTACATTACGTTATCCTTAACTCCATTCCATCCTCCCTCTATACCTTTTTTATCGAAAAACTCATTAAAGATCCAATGACTCGCAACAGTGGGATTTAGTATAAGAATAGATAAGTTTCTCTTATCGTTACTTCTAATTGAATAAAAGACTTTTTTGAATGTCTCAAAATCTGGAGTTTCTTCTGCCTCATCAATTACAAATAAATTAAATCCTGATAGCGATTTAAGATTTGCCGTTTGTTGTTTACTACCTGTCTTTATGCCTTTAAAGGCTATCCTGGCTTTCGATGTTTCGATATGAGTATTAGTATCTACTACTAAATTATCATAGCCTAATAACTCTATTTTGTCGCTAACCTCCGGCTTAATACTGTCAATAATGGAAACGTTCGTAAATCTTGTGTAGAGCGTATTCCAGTCATATTCCACTAAAGCTACCATTGCCAATGTAGAGACAGCATAAGACTTTGCAGAACCACGACCACCTGTTATAATAACCGTGTCTACATCCGGTAGGTGTTTTGAGTCTAATAGTTCAAATAACTGCTGAAACTTATAAGAGAAATCAATCTCCATCGTATTTTTTAAATGTTATTGTAGCAGGGGTAGAAGGTAAGTCTTTACCGTTGGTGGTCATGTCTAAGTTATCCCTCCAACCGAAGTTTTTAAGTACGAAAATATTACCTACACACTTATCACCTCCCGATACCATAAACTCATGGAACTGCTCTATTTTAGTCAATGCTCTTTTAATGGGGTTTGAAAACTCAATTTTTTTAGCATACTCATAAAGGGTGCTTTTAGCATCAAAATTAAGGAAAAGTGTAAGCCCTGTTACTGTAGGGGGTTCTGACGATCTTATTGTTTTTTGTTGAATATATTCTGTACCATCATCAGCTACTTTTTTCACATCTTCATATTCTCCCTGAATATAAGTAAAATATTCTTCGCAAAGTTTAGCCACGGTATCTATATCCTCCTGATTAGATCCATCATAATAAGGCGGTCTACCCCCATTATTTCCAACTGCATTTTTATTACCGAGTGCTGCTGCCATAGACCCCAAACTTACAAAATCTTTTCCAATTTCAAAAACTTTTCTTTATCATCGTAATACAGCCACGCTTTGCTCATGTCGTCCTGGAATTCTACGAGTGTACGCCAGTGGCTAATCCAGTTTGTTTGGGGTAGCTGTTCAAGCATTACAAGCCTGTAGATGCGTCCTGATGGCGCTGTGTGCAGAGTGGTTGGGTTTGTTTGCATTGCTCAATGATGTAGGTTTTAAACTCCTCTAAACTCCTGATTATTTTATATTCAAATCCGAGTGCCTGTACTGTGGCTTGGAATGTACGCTGCACATCTGACTGCACACCATTCGGTAACTTAAATTCTATGAATAGTAATCTCCCATATGTAGAATTAGGCAATGGCGGCATGCATACTAAAAAGTCGGCTACACCTGGGCGCAATCCTGTTGCTTGTAGCTTTTTTGCCTCTACAGGGTTACGTGTACCGCCGTTTGGCACTGAGAAGCATGTAAGCCTTGGGGTGTGATGAGCGAGGCAATAGGTGTTATTAATCCATAAATACGCCTCCGCTTGTAGGTTATCCTCTGTGTGTTGTTTCATTTAGGTAACTATTTTATTTTTAAATTGTTGATTTTAAGCATTGTTACTAAAAAAGCTGCTACCTGTAGTGTTTAAAGACTATTACCAACCAATAATTGTTTTTTATTATTTAATTTTTATTACTTAATATATATTATCTTTAATATTAAAAGGTAACAAGGTAACAAATTGATTAACTTATTGATTTTTAGATTTTTATTTGATACCTTTTACTGGTAGCAATGAGGTAGCAAGTAGCAGGCTAAAAAGGCACTGCATCATCATCTAATCCTTGTTTTGGCACATATAAAAGGAAGCTTTTTTTCTGTTCTGTGGCGCTTACCCTGTAATTTTTATACTCCATTTTGTTTTTTATGAAAACATCCTTCATGTCATATTTAGTGATACTTAGCTTAGGGTATAATGTCTGCATACGCGTAATTATTTCGCCTTGATTAAGGTTAACCTCATTTACATATATGCTTTCTTCCTTAAGCCTGAAGTGTTTGAAAAATAGCTCTTCTACAGGCAACACTACCTGATTTATTTCACTATTATCTCTAAGGTACTGTATATCTTCCTCTGTACGTATCATCCAGTTAAAACCTGACCTTAATAGATTATAAGCCTCTATAA